ATATTATATATAAAAAATCTTGTGAGAGATAAGGAACTTAAACATGGCACTAATATCACCAGGTGTAGAAGTCACAGTAATTGACGAGAGTAACTACACACCAAACGAAGCAGGCACAGTAGCAGCAATTGTTATTGCAACTGCACAAGACAAATTAAGCGGCACAGGTTCAGGCATAGCAGCAGGTACTACTGCAGCAAATGCTGGAAAGACCTACCTAATTGGAAGTCAAAGAGAATTAACTTCGACATTTGGTAATCCAACATTTTACAATACCGCAACAGGCTCGCCTATTAATGGTTACGAGCTTAACGAATACGGACTTATGGCAGCATACAGTATGCTAGGTGTAACAAACCGTGCATATGTTATGAGAGCAGACATTGATCTTGCAGAACTAGTAAGCAGTACAAGCCGTCCGCTCGGCAATCCGACAAACGGAACAAATTGGTGGGATGTAAGTGCTGATACACGCTGGGGTATTTTTGAATGGAATCAAAGTACTGGTGCATTTACAAATAAAATTCCAACTGTAATTACAAGTACAACAGATTTGACAGGTGGTGTTCCAAAAACTTCAATTGGTGCTATTGGTGATTATGCATTGGTTGCAACAAACACCAGCAACCCAGTTTACTACAAAAACCGCGGCAATGTTTGGGTACTAGTAGGCAGCGCATCATGGCAGGTCGCACATCCAACAATTGCTGGCACAGTAGCAAGTACAGGTAACGACTTTACAATTGGTAACAGTATTGACATTAACGGCACAACCGTAACTGCAACTGCACAAACACTAACAGGTCTAGTAAGTGACATTAACACTGCAGCAATCACAGGCGTCACTGCAGCGGCAGTTAATGATAAACTAGAACTTTATGCAACAAGCAGTGCAGCAAGTGAGCAGATCATTCTTGCAAACAACACTGGTACAATCCTTACAGATGCAGGCTTAACAGCAGGCACATATGCAAGACCAAAGATTGCACAAGATCCACATTACACTGTTCCAGCCTGGAAGTCAACAGACACAACACCTCGTCCAACAGGCAGTGTATGGGTCAAAACAACTGCAAGCAACTTAGGTTTTCTTGCAGATATTAGTACATACAGTACATCAACAGGTTCGTTTGTGAGTTATAATGCTCCTGCATACGAAAACGATCAAACTGCACTTAAAAATTTAGATACGACAGGCGGCAGTGCAATCTCAGTAGGTAGTTTTTATGTACAATACGATGTAAGCGAAAACGACACAGTAACTTATAAATTGTTCAAGCGTTACAGTGCAGGTGCATTAGCTGTAACTGGTACAGTAAACAGTGCGACACCACTGACAGGTAGTGATACATTTACAATCAGTGCAAGTGCAGCAAATAGCACAGCATTATCAAGTGCAGTAACAGTTACAGTAAGTGGTACAAGTCTTGCAGATATGGCAAGCGATATCAATGGTGCTAATGTATCTAATGTAAGTGCAGCAGTTAACAGTAGTGGATACCTTGTAATTACACACAGCCTAGGCGGTGTCATTATAATGAAAGACACAAGTGGTACTCCGCTAACTGATGCAGGTATTACAACAAGTATTACAACAGGACAAGTTCGTGCAGGTAACGCAAGTGATCTTATCCTAAGTAACTGGATTGCAGACACTTATACAGCAAGCATAAGTGCTCCAAGTGCAAATCCAGCAGACAATACATACTGGTATGCAGGCGGATTTGAAGCAGACATTATGATTCATGATGGCACAACTTGGAGAGGCTATCAAAACATCACTGACACACGTGGGTATTCACTAGCAGATACAAGTCCAGCTGGTGTCATTTTTAGTACATTAGAACCAACTGTACAAAGTGACAATACTGTGCTAGTTAACGGTGATTTGTGGATTGACACAAGTGATTTGGAAAACTATCCAGCACTTTACAGATATCAAACTGTAAGTGGAGAGCAGCGTTGGGTAGCAATTGATAAAACTGATAATACAACAGAAAATGGTATTATTTTTGGCGATGCTCGCTTTATTGGTGATACAACAACTGATGTTGTTACCGGAACAATTCCAACAACTACTAGTTTACTAAGCAGTGATACAGTTGATATTGACCGCCCGGATCCAACAATTTACCCACGTGGTATGCTACTGTTTAACACACGCCGTAGTACATATGGTGTAAAGCAGTTTAAGAGTAACTACTTCTCACGCACTAACTTTAGTGATGCAACACTTTATCCAACACTTCCTACAGAAAAGGATGCATGGGTAACAGTAAGTGGTAGTACATTTGGACGCAAAGCAACAAGAACTATTGTAGCGAATGCAATGAAGAGTGCGTTAGATGCAAGTGCAGAATTAAGAGAAGATGCAAGAACATTTAATCTTATTGCAGCACCAGGCTATCCGGAGCTAATCAGCAACATGGTAAGTCTGAACAACGACAGACGCCAAACAGCGTTTGTAGTAGGCGACAGTCCAATGAGACTAGCAGCAACAAGCACTGCTATTGAGAACTGGGCAACAAACACAGCGGCGGCAAGCGACAACGGTGATGATGGACTGGTAACTAGTGATCCATATTTGGGTGTTTTCTATCCAGCTGCAACAACAAATGACCTAAGTGGAAATACAATTGTTGTTCCAGCAAGTCACGCAATGTTACGCACAATTGCTAGAAGCGACGATATTAGTTTCCAGTGGTTTGCACCAGCAGGCACACGCCGTGGACTAGTAGACAATGTCGCAAGTATTGGTTACATTAACAGTGTAACAGGTGCATTTGTTAATGATAACATTCGTGAAAGTGTAAGAGATACACTGTATACAAACAGAGTTAATCCAATTGCATTCTTTACAGGTAGTGGTATTCTTAACTATGGCAACAAGACTCGTGCAACAACACCAAGTGCGCTAGATCGCATTAATGTTGCTAGACTTACAGGTTATCTCAGAAAGCAACTGCAAACAATTGCAACTGGTTATGTATTTGAACCAAACGATAAGATTACTAGAGACGAGCTAAAGCAGCAAGTTGAACAGACTCTAAACGATTTGGTTGCAAAGCGTGGCGTATATGATTACTTGGTAGTGTGTGATGAAACAAACAACACTGCAGATAGAATTGATCGTAACGAGCTATATGTTGATGTTGCTATTGAACCTACAAAAGCTGCGGAATTTATCTTTATTCCAATCAGACTTAAGAATACAGGCGAGATCGCAAGCGGAAATGTAGCAGCAGCACAGACTGTATAAAAAAACAAAAAAAGACATGGGGAGTTTTTACTCCCCATTTTTTGTGACTGGAATTAGATAAATACTTTTATAATTATTAGGAGCAGAATGAAATGTCAGTTTCATCATTAACCAAATTTACAGTACCAATTGATGGTGACCAGAGTGCAGCAAGCCAAGGCTTGTTGATGCCAAAACTTAAATATCGCTTCCGTGCGTCATTTGAGAATTTCGGTATTAGTACTCCACGCACAGAACTTACTAAGCAAGTAATGGATATTACACGCCCAGAAGTTACTTTTGATGAACTTCCAATTGAGATCTACAACAGTAGAACTTATTTGATTGGTAAGCATACTTGGAGTCCTGTTACAATCAACTTGCGTGACGATGTTAACGGTGGAGTTACAAAGTTGGTAGGGGAGCAAATCCAAAAGCAGTTTGACTTTATGGAGCAAAGCAGTGCAAGTTCAGGCATCGATTATAAATTTATTACACGCTTTGAACTTCTAGATGGCGGAAACGGTGCAAATACACCAACTGTGCTTGAAACTTGGGAATTATATGGTTGTTTTGTTACCAGTGTTAACTACGGTGATCTTAACTATGCAAGTAGCGAAGCAGCAACAGTAACTATGAACCTAAGATTCGACAATGCTGTCCAATCACCACTGGGTGACGGTATCGGCGCAAGTGTAGCGAGAACACTAGGCACAACCGTTACTGGCTAATAGGAGCTCTATCCGATGGCTAGTGTAAACAGTCAGTTGCAGCCAATAAGTGTAACAGATACAGTGCGTGACTACAAACATGCGTCACGCACTTTTGTTGACAATAATTTCGAGTTACAGCCTCGACACAGTAATCTTTTTCATGTTGTATTCAGTTTTACTGCAGAAGCAGCAACACTTTTTAATACTATAGAAAAACTAGAATTGCCAATACTTGTTAAGAGTATTGACCTGCCGCAGTACACAATTGATGTACGAACACAAAATCAGTATAATCGTAAAGTACAAAGTCATCATGGTATGCAGTATCAGCCAATTACTGCAGTATTTCATGACGATGTCAAAGAACTTATTCGTAACATGTGGCACAAGTATTATATATTTTACAATGCAGATGCTACATACGATTTAGATAGTAACAGTTATACTCCTTATGACAAATACAATGATAGAGTACAACAACAGTGGGGTTTTCAAAGAGGCAATAAAAGATTCTTTAAAGATATTAAAATTTATAGTATGCACAACCATAAGTTTGCAGAATATACTCTAATTAATCCAGTCATTACTGCTTTTAATCACGATAGTCACTCTTATGGTAATCCTAGTTTTATGCAAAATAGTGTACAGTTTGCATACGAAACTGTAAAGTATGCAACAGGTTATGTTAATGAAATAACTCCTCGAGGATTTGGAGACATTCATTACGATGTGGAGCGTAGTGATATTGCACCTGTAGATAGTGAAAATAAAGCATTTATAAATGGCGAGTTAACATCAGTATCAGGGCAACAACCAGCAGATCTTTTCCAGGGAAACCTAATAGGCGTAATTAAAGATGCTGATATTGTATATGGTAGTCAAAAACAAGTTCTAACCGGCAATGTTTTACAAGACACACTTAGTATACTAGCAAACAATGCACTTACTGGTAAAAAACTTACTAGTAATGTACTTGTACCAGTAACTGGTTTAGGAAAACAATTACTTGAAAACAGTTTTATTGGACCTGAAAACATTGTAAAAAATGTGTCAAACTTTTTTACAGGAAATCCAATAGTAAAAACTCAAGGTCAAAACATTACAACTAATAAGTATACTAGTATTAGCAACAGTGTTTCACAATCACCAATTGGGTATGCTACAAATATACCTAACAATAACGGATCTATTGCTAATCCAATTACTATAAGTCAGAATGTGAAACATAATAGTTCTACTAATACTGCAGGTACAAGAACGCAAAAAATAAATCAATTGACTCAGCGTTTAAATAATCCAAACACTCCTGACGGAGAAAAGAACGCTATTAGGCAACAACTACAGTTAATGGGGAAATAAATGGCACAAAGTACAAATTTACCTATTAAAAATCCTCAAGATGATTTTGATCAAAGAGCACAAGATTACTTTGTTAATTATTACAACAGTCAGATTAAAATGACCGATAATGAATATGAACTAGTAAAAAGTTTCTTTGTACAAAGAACAGATAATGTTGAAGCTGCAGCAGCACTAACTGCGGCAGTAATTCAAGCAGCAAATGAACTAGATGTGTTTGTTTCTGATGTAATTGATTCTTTTCAAAATAGTACTAATTTAAAAGAAGCAATACCCACTTTTTTAAATTTGAGCAGACGCGGTAGTAGTTTGTTAGGATACGAAGCTGGGTTACAACCTACGGAAAACATAGTACGCCAAGTGAGTGCGTAATGTTTAGTCGTAACAAATACGCTAACGGTATATACACTATAGCAAACCCAGGCAAGTATAGTGGCAACAAAGAGCCTCGCTATCGTAGTGCATGGGAACATGCATTTATGCGTTTTTGTGATAATAATCCAAGTGTAATAAGTTGGGCAAGTGAAGCAATACAAATACCTTACCGCAATCCACTTACAGGCAAAGGTACAATATATGTACCAGATTTTGTTGTAGTATATCAGGACAAGCGTGGTAACAAGCATGCCGAACTTATAGAGATCAAACCCAAAGCACAAACCATGCTTACTGAAAAGACTCGCGAAAAAGAAAAACTTGCTATTGCTATCAACCACGCAAAGTGGGAAGCAGCAGCAAAATGGGCAAAGCACAAGGGCTTGCGCTTTAGGGTTGTAACAGAAGACGATATTTTCCACAACGGCAAACGCTAGGAATAAGTATTAACATGACAAAAAAACTTGAAGAATTGTTCGATGTAGCACCCGCAGACGAACTAGATATAACAGCCGAAGAAAACACCAGAGTTGTAGAGACTGTTACTGCAAAAGACTTGCCTGAGATACAAACAGCATTATCCAGTGTAGATAAGATTGATGCTGCATTGCCTAGTGTGCGTGAACTAGATACCAGCGATAAAGAGATGGACGAGATCGCACAACTTGCACAGGATACATTTAAAGACTTAATGGACTTAGGCATGAATGTAGAAGCAAGATTTAGTGGTGAAATATTTGGTAATGCTGCTAGAATGTTAGACACAGCATTGAGTGCAAAGAGTGCTAAGATCAACAAGAAACTGCGTATGGTAGACTTACAACTAAAAAAAGCAACATTAGATGCTAGACTTGCTCGAGAAGCGAAAGCCAATGGTGAAGAAGTTGAAGATGGTGAAGGGCAAGCAGTAGATCGCAACCAACTTCTTATGGAAATCCTCGGCAGAAATAATCAAGAAAAGTAATAAATACACACATATAATTGAGGAATACCACAATGAAAAGTTTTAAGAGTTATCTTGTAGAAAGCGAACAGACATATAAGTTTCGCATTAAAATGGCTGAGATGTGCGATGATGAACGCATGGATGCACTAGAAGCAGCATTAGAAAAATACGATGTAAAAAGTATTAGCAAGCCAAAGAAAACTCCTATTCAAGAACATCCAATGGATTTTCAAACACTGCA